GGGCATATTCACGAGAACGCAGCGCGTAACGACGTTCGTGAATCAATTCATCACAATGGTTGCACGGGTTATTCATCAGTTCAAAAAGATTTACACTTGATGATCACAGGAACTTATAAAGAAGAATACGGAACAGGTTCCGGAGGTTGGCACGTTGAACGAGGCGCGCCACCAAAGCCACTCGGGGGTCGTATTTTAACATTCAGCGGAGTGAGAAAACAAATAGACAAACAAAACAGATTTTTCAAATTTATCGACTCACACAAATTTAATTTGTAGTTTTACATCGATTCGTTTTTTGTTTGATTGGTTAGGAAAGGAGTTGTTTGACATGGCAACTCCTTTTTTATGCACGAATATTTTGTAAATTTGACTAAACATTCAAGACATGGAAAGAAAGAAAACGACATCAAAAACACCCCCGAAAACACCCCCGAAAAAACGAGGTCCAAAACCTGTTAAGAACACACCCGAAAACTTTTTTAAAGTATTGCAATTAATTGAATACGAAGGGCTTAGCGAGAGAAAGGCAAGAGAAAGGCTAGGAGTTCACCCCGATTTATTTGAAAAATGGCTGGATTCTGACGAATTAAATTCGAAACAATACGCGCGTGCATGTTCTAAACGTGCAGACTTAATTTTCGATGAAATCAAGGAGCTTGCCGATAAACAAGGCGAAGACGTTTACATTGATGCTGACGGAAACAAACGTGTGGATCACAATGTAATTCACCGTAATAAATTGCAAATTGATACGCGCAAATGGATGCTTTCCAAAATGCAACCGAAAAAGTACGGTGACAAATTAGACATCACTAGCGATCACGAAAAATTAAATCAGGTTGCCCAACACATACCTACCGAAATAATCCAACAAATTGCAGACAAGTTATAATGAAATCGAGGAAATACTAAGGCTTGGAGCAAAAGACAATTTCGTACTATTTTGCTATTACTACAATTACGACTTTTTCAAGGCGCGTCCATTCTTGAAAGAAATTGCGCAAGCGTTCCAAGAAGTTGCAGATGGTGACATCAAAACGCTTTCGGTATCACTCCCACCACGTGCGGGAAAATCGTACATAACGACTCTTTTTTGCGCTTGGATTCTTGGTAAATACCCAGAGGAAAGCGTCATGCGAAATACTTGCTCGGCTCGATTAGCCGAAAAACTTTCATACGATGCGCGTGACGTTGTAAAGAGCGAAAAGTTCGCAAAGGTATTTCCACACGTCACATTGTCAAAAGATAAAGCCAGCGTAAGCGGATGGAATACAAATCAATCGAAACAAGTCGGTTATTTCGGTCAAGGAGTTGGCGGTACGATTATCGGATTCGGTGCTTCAAAGCTCGCAATCACCGATGACCTTTTTCGCTCGATGGAAGATGCAATGTCGGAAACAATACGCGAGAAAACACATTCATGGAAAGAGGCAACGCACGATTCACGTAAGGAAACAGGATGCGCCGAAATTGATATTGGCACACGTTGGACACGTGACGATATTATCGGTAAAAATGCAGAACAAGGATATTACGACAAGCAAATCATTGTACCGGCGCTTATTGAAGTTGACAACGAGCTTCGTTCATTTTGTGAAAGCGTAATGACAACGGAGGAGTATTTGTTGAAAAAGGAAAAGACGCGTGAAGAAATTTGGCAAGCCGAGTACATGCAAACACCAGTTGACATCAAAGGGCGTTTGTTTGAAGATTTACGCTATTTCAAAGACATTGAAGCGGTTAAAAAACATAGCGAAGGCGCATTCGCATACATTGACGTAGCAGATGAAGGAGGGGATTTCTTGTGTATGGTAGTTGGTCACGTTGTGAACAAAGATGTGTTTATAACCGATGTAGTGTTCACAAAGGCAAATGTTGACGTAACAATTCCACGTTGTGCAATGGTGTTAAATGACAATAAAGTAAGTTATTCACGTGTTGAAACCAACGGAATGGGCGCGATATTCATCAAGATGTTGCGAGCGCAAACTAAAACGAAGTTGCTTCCTGTAATCAATAACCAAAACAAAGAGACGCGTATCATCATGAATTCAAGTTACGCGTTAAGACGTTTTAGATTCTTGGAAGGTCAAATTGGCGAATACGGGCAATTCATTCACAACTTGAAAAACTACCAAAAAGAAGGTAAAAACAAAAATGATGATGCACCTGATGCCGTTACAGGATTCGCGCTATTTGTTCAATCGATGCTCCCGAAATTAGATTCCTAACAACTTGCGTTTTTCCTCCTCGCTAATTGTTGGCAATATTGTAGTGATTTTCTCGACTGCCGTAGCTCGTTTCAATAGTGATTCAGATGATTTTGTTTCGTCTGATTTCAGAACCGAAATATGTGTGAAGTCCGGAACTAAATACAAGCCATCTTTATCAAGTCCGATTTGCTTTGTGATTTCATCATACAAGATTTCAGTTGCAGGAATGATTGTCGAGTTGTACGCTTGACGTTCACCCATTTCCACGTTTGAGAATGTAGATCCTTTACCACCTTCACCTTGTCCGAACATGTGTTGATTCAATCCGTAGGCGTCAATGATTGCTAATTTGTCCGCATTCATTTCTTCAAATAACATCAAGTCGCGCACTGGGAATGTCATAGGGTCAAACTTCAAAGGCTTATCGCTTATAATCACTTCACCTTCGTTACGTTTCTTCATGTCCTTGCGTATCTTTTCAATATCCTCCGATTCGATAGGCATAGCGGAAATACCGTCCGAGTTGTTTCCGGATAAAATACCGAGTGAAAACATATTCACAAGTAATACGTTTCGTTTCACATATTGCTTTTCCAAGTTTGACAATGGCATTTTCAAAGCGTCAATCTTTGACTTTGAGTCAAATAAATTGATACCGTCAATTTCCGAAATGTAAATCACTTCGTCCGGCATGAAGTCCTTATAATCGTCAATTCGTGACGTTGGTATTTGGAATTTCTCGATGAAGCTACCTAAGTCAACCGAAATCAAATTCTTTCCGGTAGGTACGATTTTTACGTTGTTGAATGCCAACGGTAAAAGTTGCAATTTACCGAACGATCCATTTGGCGCATACACTAAAACGTTGTTTGTCACGCATTGATTGATTGCGATCATCTTCATCATTTTCCCCCACGTTTGCATAGCATTTGGGCGGTCAATCAATCTAAAGATGTTATTTGCGTTCGATTCAACAACGTTTCCTTTTTTATCCTTCACGATTGGATTGGCACTTGCCACCATGTCGGCATATCGGTTAATTACGGCGTTGAGTTCTGGAATGGTATTGTACAAGTTCCATTTGTTTGAGGTGTTGACCCATTGAGGTGCTACGCTTCCAATTTGTTGAGTTGTGTAGTAATTCGAGTTGCCCCATCCAAGTGCGGAGAAAAATTTCTGAATAATATCCATTTCCAAATTTTTTAATAATATTCACAAATTTAGATTAATTTTGATTCAAATACTTTTAAGATGAGTAAATTAACACCCAAAGAAATTGAAGCCATCAAGCAAATTAAAACGATTGTTAAGTCATCTAACGAAATTGTAAAGAAATGACAAGAGAGGAAAACATCAAGCACATTCTAGCAAACAAAGAGCTTTTGTTGGCTAAAAAAACCAGTGCAATCAAGCACGGTGATGTTATTTTTGCTTCATATGGCGAGGTAAATAATAAGGTGGAAATTACGAAAGAGGAAGGCGCGGATTCATTCCAAGTCGGGAAATTGAAACTTTCTTTGTGTATAAATACCACAAATGTGATTGATTCACACATGGATTGTCATATACCAGGTCTTTGGAAAAAATCACTTTCTGAAACTAAAATGCTTCATTTGTTACAAGAGCATGAAATGGAATTCGAATACGTGATCGCGGATTCAATCAACAATGAATTTGTAGCAAGCACAAAGCAAATCGCATGGTCGAAACTTGGCGCAACTTACGAAGGCAGCACGCAAGCGTTGACTTTTGACGTAACAATCGACTCGAAACGCAATCCTTTTATGTTCGAGCAATATAAGAACGGTTATGTGTTAAATCACTCGGTTGGGATGCGTTACGTTAAAATGTTCTTATGTGTCGATACAAACGAACCAAGCTACGCAAGCGAAAAAGCAAACTGGGATAAATACTACCCACAAGTAGCAAACAAAGAAGTCGCGGACATGCGCGGTTATTTTTGGGCGGTTACCGAAGCGAAAGTTATCGAAGGTAGCGCCGTAGTAAAGGGATCTAATACAATCACTCCAGTGATGTCAATCACTGAGTTAACTGATAAAAGTTATTGCGAAACGTGTCAACAAGACACGCCAAATCTATCCGCAGATAATGGCGATGCGCTTTGTAAGACATGCGGAGTTCGCAAAGAAGCCGTCAATGATGACACTTCTAAAAAACACGAGCCGTCTAACGACACTCAAAAGGTCGAAGTTCCTGCCTTGGATTGGAACAAAATAATTGAAAACTTCTAAATCAGAAAAAATGACAACAGAAGAAGTAATCAAAGCCTTAGAGACAAAACTGGACGAAAAAGGCTTTGCAAGTAAAAGTGATGTTGAGGCAATTAATGCTTCCATCGAAGCGTTGAAAAACGAAAGCAATACTGATGCACTTAAAACTGCAATCACTTCAATCGAAACGCAAATCGCGTCTTTGAAAGAAACTCCGAAAGGAAACGAGAAATCTTTTAAATCGTTCAAAGATGCCTTGATGGGCGCATTTGAAACAGGTAAAGAAGATTTAGAGAAAGTAATCACCGAGAAAAATGCAAACGCTACAATCACTGTGAAAGCAGCGGTTACGGTAAGCGAAGCAAACACTATCTTAGGTGGTGATAGCGATTCTCATTGGTTGTTGACTGCCTTTACAGGTATCATTTCACCAATTCGTTCTCGTGTATCTCGTTACTTAGGTCTTGTTTCAGTTGGAACAATCAACAACCGTGTTGCGATGTGGGTTGAGGAGTACAACGAGCAAGGTTTGCCTATCTTTATTGCTGAAGGTACAGCGAAAACAAAAATCTCTGTTCAGTACAAAGAAAGAGAAGCGAAGGTGAACAAAATCGCGGTTACTTGTAAAGTAACGACAGAAATGTTACGCGACTTACCACAATTGGTTTCTTACTTACAAGCTAACTTGATTCGTCGTATTGAAGTTGCAACGGTTGACGAGTTATTCGCAGGTGACGGAACTTTAATCAATGGTTTGTTTGACTACGCTTCAGCGTTTACAGGTGGTGGTATCGTTACCGCGCAACCAACTTATGCAGACGTTTTCCGTGCTTTGGCTTTACAAGTGCAAAAAGCATTTGGTACGGCAACAGCAGTATTCGTTAATCCAGACATCTTGGCTCAAATGGATATGCAAAAATCAACTGACGGTATTTACCAAATCCCGCCATTTAGAAGCGCAGACGGTACAATGGTTGCGGGAATGCAATTGATCGCTGAGGTTGCTTTAGTTGGTACGGACTACGATTTCGTAGGTGGTGATTTATCAGTGATTAACGTTCGTTTCCGCGAAGGTCTTTCATTGAATATCGGTCAAGAAAATGACGACTTCTCTAAAAACTTACGTACAATCCTTGCTGAGCAAGCGTTAGTACAATTTGTATCTGCAAACGATACGCAAGTATTAGTGAAAGGCGTTATGGCTGATGCAATCGCGTTGATTACTGACTAGTAGTTAGTAATTAGTCACATTTGCCCCGACATTAACCTACGCGGTTTGTCGGGGTTTGTGGCGTAAAAAAAGCTACGTTATGAAAATTACACTTACAGAAAAGTTCTCGAAAGAGAAAGCGGGAAAATCCATTGATGTATCGGACGCAGTCGCTAACGATCTAATCAAAGAAGGTAAAGCAATAGAAGGCGGTACTAAATCAAAAGCAAAAGGAAAAAAAGCGGATGAGGTAGAAG